CCCCATGCCGACCCGTGTGAGTATGGCATCGGATAATTTCCGCGCCGCTTCAGGCGCGATCTTTTTTAGTTCCTCATCCACCGCGCCGCCCGGCTTTAATTTCTCGGCCAGTGTTTCGATGTGGGACGGATCGACCGCGGCCCACTGCATGGCCACGCTGGCCATCGATGTTTGATTTACCGCCACTTGCGTCAGTGTTTTTGCATCCGCAATGCCATGAGCGACATTTTCCACCTGCTGCTCTTTGATGCCGGTTTTGACGGCGCCGGAATATTTGTTGACCTGCTCGACGGTTTCATTAAGCAGCTTTTGGATATGCGCTTTTTCGTAAAGCAGCGTCGCGGACGGCGATCCGGTCTCTTTGATGCTTTCCGTCAATCTCGCCGTGATTACATCCAACTGCCGGCGCAAATCTTTGGCGATTTTGCGCCAGTTTTTCAGTAAATCGGCAGTTGCTTTATCCTGCCGCTTAACCTGCGCCGCGCGCTGGCGCAGGGCGGTTTTGATGACCGGTGGGGTTTTAGCCATTCAACGCCCCGCCGCCGTTGAAGAGGCGCGCCGCCGCGTCCTGATTTTTTTCGTTTTCCGCGTCGCGATTCTGCATCATTTCGTTGAATTTTGTTTCGTCATAACCAAGCTCCAGGGCGCCTTGTTTTTTATCGATGAAACCGGCGGAGTATTTTGCGGTGACCAGATTTACCTTCAGTAAATCGGTTTGCGCTTCCACCTGTAAATCAGTCTGTGATTCCGCATAGAACGGTTCCCATTCCACTTCAAACCGCGCCGATTCATCGAGCGCGATATAGTCAGTGCGCGCCGGATCGGCGAACGCATTATGCCAGCGCCGCGCCAGCGTGAAAGCATCCTGCCAGGCTGTTGCCAGCACGCCGGAACGGCGCTCGCATTTTTTGATGAGCGGCGCCTCTTGCTGTTTCAACGTGCCTTCCGCCGCCACCTGTTTTCCCAATTGGAATCGGCTTGCGGGCGTGCTGGTAAGCATCACCATTCGCAGTGTAAAGGCATCAATGGTGGCGCTTTGGCCGGTGAGATCAACTGGCTCAACGGGTGAAGCCGTGGCGTCACCGGCTTTCGCGCCTGGCGCGCCGACCCATGATCCCACATTGATTTTGATAGGATTGCCGTCTTTATCTTCAGGCTCCCACCCAAAAAACAACCAAATACGAAACGCGTTTTGGTCGGACTCCATCACAAGATCGGTAACCAACTTATTCAATAGCCGTTGCACCGGCCAGGCGCGTTGCGCTTCCGGGCGCAGCTTCGGCGTTTTGAAATGCACGACCGGGATCCCCAACGATTCACCCGTAGACGGATTCACCAGCTTGGTGCGCGCGATTTCCTGCCAGGCCGCGTTACCTCGTTTGTATTCAATTAATTCTCCTGGCGCGTATAGGTTGATGTAATCATGCAATTTCCCCTCTATTGTTTCCTGCCAGCGTTTCAGCGCATAGAGCGGCTTGCGATTGTAATTATCGCCGGGATAAACCATCATTACGCCCTGATCATCGCCGCCGCGCTCGGCTGCGATGTAGCGCTGGTGTGGAGTTAACCTGGCGCGGTTGTTCTCATTATCAAAATCGATAATGCCGAAATATTCGCTTTCGGTGATGGCGGTTTCGTGGATATCCGCCTGGTGCACGTCCAGCCGATTGCCGCGCCAAAATTCTTCCCACCATTCCTGCTGATCCGCTTGCTCCACGCCTTTCTCTGAAAGTACTTTTGCGGTCTCCACTTCCAAGCGTTCGGATACGGCATCGTTGATAGTGGCAACGAAGTTCAGCGAAAAATCATCATCGCTCAAAAAATCTTTTAACCGATCGTCTAACTTTGCCGCCTCTTCGCCTTCGTGGAAGCGGCGTGCTTTGATGACAAGTTTCTGCCGTTTTACTTCGACATCGGACGGCAGCAACATCGGCTTCAATAACTCCGGCGTGGTCATTTCGGAAATAGGTTTTGTAATCATGGTTTTAATCCGGTTAAAAGTACTTTTGATGATATTCATTGTTAGTGAGCGCTCCCCGTCCAGCCTTGCGCCGGCCTGGAACTATTACGAATGCGATAACGCGTGTTGTCGCCGGCGTGATCCTCGGCATCGGTATCCGCATCTTCGGAATTTTTCTCATCGCGCGGCAATGTGGGCACGGTGCGAATCCAGTCCAGGCAGTTGTTAAAAACGTATAGGCCGGGTTCTTCGGACGGATTATCGCGCGCGGCTTTGAGCATCTTGCGGACACCTTCCCAGCCGTCTTTGCGGCTGCCAGGCGCATTATTCGCCGGCTTCCATTTCACACCCTCGGCTTTCATGTCATCTGCGATGCAATTATTGTTTTGGCTTGAATAGATGCTTGGATCAGCCGGGCCGGGATGAACGTCGTAGTTCCAGGAATCTTCAATCTCCACGATTTTCTTTGCAATCTCAGCCGCCGTCAGTTTTAAACCGGTGTTCGGTTTATTTTTTACGCAGCCGTAATACTCATGAAAAATGAAGATCGTCCCTTTGGGGTAATAAGTTCCGTTCGGCGCTTTCGTGCCGTCGCTTTCGGCATACCACTGGACGGAAAAGGGCTTGCTGGATCCCCAGTCGAAACCGCGGTCGATATACCAGCTGCCCGGGATCTTGAACGGCTCAATCACGTGAATATCACGATGGAACAAGTCGTCGAACATGCCGCCTGCGAGGATATCCCACAAGCCGGATTTCATTGCCTTCACGAGTTCCGGATTACCTAATCCTTCAAGGCGATCCGCGTATTCCGGATCCACTTCCAATAGCGCCGGATTATCACTCATCACCGCAGGGACAAATTGCCGCAACATGCCGCCTTCGCTTTTCGCGGTTTTGTGGATTTCCAGTGGCGGCGCGCTGTCGATAAAAGTACTTTTGACCCAGTTATGCCCGACGCCGCCCGGATTGGATGCCGTCAGCACGCGGGGGAATTTATTCTGATATTGTGGCGGCAAATCTATTCCAACCATGCGCACGCGGCCACGCAGGTAGCGATACATCGGATCGCTGAAGTGTGTTAACTCATCAATCATCAAAACATGGATCTCGGCGCCCTGGTATTTGTAAACATCTTTTTCGTGCTGGCAATGACAGAGAAATATCTTGGATCCGTTATTGAAAGTAATGTTGTTTTCCGTGTCGTTGAATTTAACGACACGTTGTTCGGTCCATTCCGCCAATAGCGCGCGAAAGCTGCTTGGCCCCTCCATGTGATTCTTCATCAAGTCAGGGAAGGTGCGCCGAAACAAATAGACCTGCAATCCCGGTATGGCCACGCACCACGCAATTGCCGCCACGCGCATGAGGTGCGACTTGCCCGGCCCCGCCGCGCCGCCGAAAAGTATCTCAGTCGCTATCGACTGGAATACTATCCCCTGTTTTTGATGTAGGCTCAGTTCCATTGATAATCACGTTTAATGATGGCGTGGTATTTACTTTCCCGCTGTGCTCTGTTTTATCGGTAAATAGCTTGTGGTGCTTACCTAATAATTCCAGCGCTTTCAGTGGATCATGGGTTTCTATCTCAATTTCGGTTTCCACCCATTCGTCCCCCGGCTTGCCTCCGACGCGCCGCTTCGGTTTGATTTTTTTGAGAAGATGAAAGTTTTCCTGCGCGGCTTCGGATGTTAAGTCAGGCCAGATATCGTCATCGCGCGTTTTGGTGAACGGCTTTAACGAACCTCGCGCAATCTCACCGAGCCGTAAAAGGACTTCATCGGCGGACATCGCTTTTTCGGAAATACGCTTTTCGATGTATTCGGAAATGTTAGGTTTTGTTAAGTTCTCATGTCCGATTACGCGCAATGATTCTTCGTTTCCCACATAGCCCGCGCGGCGTGCAGCCTCGGTGGCGTTCCAAGTCGTTAAATACTCTTCCACGAAGACACGCTGTTTATTCGTCAGCGGACGCGCGGCGTTTTTGGACGGTGGCTCCGGCGTCCCGCCGGAGGATGAGCGGCAGGATGCCGCTTCCACTCTGGATCCACGGGCGGCTGCCGGTTTCTTTCCTTTCTGTGTTGTCTTCGTTTTGAGTTTCATCAACTTCAATGGTTACTTTTAGCCGCGTCTTATTTAGCGCCATCAGCGCGGCTGCCTTCGCCTTGTCATAATCCGTTCCGGCGAATGTAACGTAATATCCATCACCTCCAAATCTCAGCGCAGCCGGTGTGTCGTGGATTGTGACCAATAGTTCGATTTTGTTATCCAACAGCAAACCTCTTTTGAAGACTATATGCAAGGTCGCTAATCACCGATTCTAACCGCCGTTCCTGCTCATCTAAAATATGCTTTTGTAATTCATCTTTTCCTTCCGTCAAATCTATAATTTCGCCGCGGCTGTAGTAGTAAAGGATGTTTACGGTGAGGTGCAGCATTTCGTGAATACAGGTATTCATCCGTTCAGATTCGCTTTCAGCCATATAACCGGGGTAGAACGCAAGTGCGCCGTTGCGGTATTGATAATGGATATGGCTGTCGGCGAGGCAATTTTCACTCACACCCGTCAGTGCACCGTCAGTCAAATACTCCACATTGACTTCATGGCACCATGCAGGAATTAAAAACTCCAGCGCCGAGAGATTCTTTTGAATAGACCGAAGGATTTCGGCGGGTATATTCTTATCGAATTTGAATTTAGTTTCGCTCATTCCTCATCTTCCTCATGCTCAAATTGGTGATAATCCTCCAGTGTAGAATCGATATCACTGGCGCTTTTCAAGCGTTGTAATTGATGCTGAGTAATTGGTTTTTTTTGGGTGTAGGATTCTTCCACCACTTCAAACACACTCACCCGAAACGACTTAATAAATGCGATAAGACGGTTTGTTAAATGCGCGATCTGAAACTGCGATGATGTGCCTTATCCAATTTTTTATTGCTATTTTTTAGTTCTTCCTCTAATCTCCCAATCCGTTTTGACTGCGACCTTATGAACGGCGAGATAATCAATGTCACAAGAACTGTAACAATTCCCGAAACTTGAATTAGCATCTGGTTATATTCGCTCATAATTATCAAAAAGATCGTGACTGGTATTTGCAAAACGGGCGCGCGCCACTAAGAACGCGCGCCCGTCAAAAGTACTTTGGGTCAATGACCCTTTGGAGGAAGTACTTGCCTACTTTTTGGACTTTGATTGCTTCGTAATCAAATACTGGCGCGGGTCGTTTCCGTCGCTGAGGTAATTCCCCTCACTCTGGATGGAATAGCCTAAAGCATCCAGCGCTTCGCGGACTGGTTTAGCTCCAGGCAAAAGTACTTTTGCCAACTCGCTCACATCGACTAAGAACGCACCGTCCTTGAGAATAGCGTTTTGCAACCGTGTGTATTGGATATTGCTGCCATCAGTGACACCGATTATCAAAGATGTCGGTTTGTTCTCCGGCGAGACGCCGGAGCCACTTGCGCTGGGCGGCGGCAAGCGCACTACCAGTTGATACTCGCCAAACTGCGCCAGGCTGCGATAACCCAACGCGCCGCGAACGCGGCCTTTGGAAGTGCTACTATTTTCGGCAATACCCTTAACGCCAACGAACGTTCCCACATGGCCGTATGCTTTCAGATCATGCGGGCACTTGTAAAAAATATCGCCAATTTGAGGCGCGCCTGCTTGCTGCGGCGTCATTGCCAGACCTGCTGCCTGAAATGCGCGGCCAGTTAAATTAGCAGTTGCCTTCATGAACGCGTCGTATTTATTTCCATAAAT